AATATGATGTGAGATATGCTATTGAAACTTACGAGATAGCAATATGGATAGGACATCATAGAAGCATTGCTTTGGCAATGAAAATTATTGACGCAAGAAGAAATCTTCAAAAATTTAATGATATCTTTGGTATTGAGGGTTGAAACATACCCTCTTCGTTTTCTCGCGAAATAATCATCCACTTAAATGAAAGCTATAAGCTGAATTTGAAAGGAGATTAAATTATGTTAAATACTTTTGAAAGAAAAATTGAGGTATTTATGATTAAGTATGCAATTTACAGTTCTCTGATTACACAAAAGCTGATTATGTTTGCATTTAACCAGCATTTGGTAAAAGACAAAGTTGCTGCTTGGTTACTAAACGTTGAAACCAAAAGATTTGACGGATTGACGACTTATCTGAAAAAGCTTGTATGAAATAAGAAGGCTCTGTGGAAACATGGAGTCTTTTCTTTTTACGCGAAAATAACATCTTCTTAAATGAAAGCTATATGCTTACGAAAGGAGATTTTATATGTTACTGAAAATTAGAAATTTCGTATGTTTTCCGATTGGATTTATTGGAGCTATGATGTGGAACTCAGCTTTTAAGAAAGGAACGCAAGATAATTATGACAATCTAACATTCCTTGAGAAAATGGGATATAACATGATGGCTTGGTATGTAATTAAAGGAAAATTTAATAAAAAATAGAAGAAACAAACATTAATAAGTTCGTAAATACGTAGTAAGATAAAGGCTCTATGGAAACATAGGGTCTTTCTTTTTATTTTCATGACGCAGGTGACGGAAAGGAGATGTATATTGATATCTGAAAAATTCCCCGGATGGATTTTCTGAAAAACACAAATAAAAGGAGAATGCTAATGTACGGTGCAATTTGTATTGGTTTGGTACTATTTTTTCTAATCGGGTTTGTTGGCGGCTGGTACTATGGCAAAGTGAAAACAAAAATTGCGGGCTATCTCAGAATTGACGTACGGGATGGCGATACGACCGTCTGGCTCGAATCATTAGGCCCTATGGATAATTTGCAGGATGGCGAAAACGTTTTTCTTACAGTTAAAGTACAAAATTATGGTGACGCGAAATAATCAAGCCCTTAAATGAATACTATTAAGGAGGTATTTCTCATGAATACTTTGGAAACGAAACTTAACGACCTGATTATGAGTGAGATTAATCGAACAAATGATCTGGACGGGAATGCTCGTACGGAAGCTGTAGATAATGTCTGCAAACTGTACCGCATGCGAATTGAAGACACAAAGGCCCAAAGCGATGCTGCTTGTGCGAAAGCTGAGAAAGAAAATCAAGCTTACGCTAACGCAGAGGAAGCTGAGGCCCGAGTGAAAGATCGTCGTTTGCGCATTGGTATGTATGCTGTGGATACTGCGGTTGTCCTTGCTACATTCTTTACGGGTTTGAATTTCGAAAAGACGAATTGTATCACGTCGAGTTTCGTGAAAAATGTCATTAGGAAAATCGGATTTAAAAAGTAATTAAAAGCTTGAGACTTTATGGAAACATAGAGTCTTGAGCTTTTCCTTTTGACGGTGTATACTAAATGATAAGGAGTTCCCTAAGGTGAAAGGAGTACGAAAATGAAAAAACTAGCATGGATTAGTGCATCTCTGGCTATTTGCATTGCGTTGTCTGGATGTTCTATGGTAAAAGAAGAGAAAAAAGATACCACCAGTAACACTGCATCTAGCTCGATTTCTGAAGAAGCGGATAGTTCGTCTGAAGAGGAAGAAGTGGTTGACTTCAGCACGATTGAGTATCCAGATTATTATGAAGACTTTGAGTGGCCAGAATTTGGCATTGGTGGAACATTGCCTACTCCAAAAAGCACATGGGGAAGTTTGGGCTATGAATCTGAGGATGAATTCTATTGCACTATAGGAAAGGTTACTAAATCTGATTTTAAAGCATACATCAAAGCGTGCCGAGACGCAGGGTATCAAAATGATTATGAAAAAACGGATACCTATTA